ACCTCCAATCTTGATGTTGGCGGCTTCGCCCACATCAATTCTATATCCTTTTGGAGCAGCAGCCCATACCGCCGCACGTAATTTCAATACCGCAAACATCAAATCATCAAGCAATCCCTTCACGCTGCGTGTAGGAGATTGTCCGTTGATTCGATGAATTACATATGAACTCATTGGAGAAAGGCCCTTCTGCATTTGGTTAGGCTTCTTCTTCCACTCGTAAATGCGATCTTGACCGGTTCCTGAGATGATATAAGAACCCTCATACCAATAATTACAAGAAACTTCGTCGTAGGTATCGTTTGGGTTCTTCTTCTTTTCTTCTACCGGCTTATTATTACGGATGTAACTTCCATAACCCTGCTTATTTACACGCTCTACATACTGCTTGTAGTCGGTAGACAAATACTCAAACTTCAAAACATAAACCTTGAAATCCATCCACACCCAACGATTTGTAGTGGAGTCCTTGCGTTCAAAGGCCCACTGAGGGATGGTTGATACGTTCGTTTGATAAGGCACATATGATTTAGCCATAGCTTGAATCTGCGCCTCATTAAATCCAGCATCTATAAGTTTATCAAAAATAGACTGTATAGTTTCCGCCTCAATATGACCAATAGCAACAGGCTCCTCTTGGTTGTCTTCATTCCAAAGCATAACCATTCGAGCAGGGTCAACATATTGAAACTTAACTTGACCGGTAATAGGGTCGTTGTAAATCTTTGCTGCACGGAAATGGAAGTCAATTGCATCGCGATTGAACTCCATTCGCTCTCCAGCCCAGTTAGAGGCCCTGAAGCCTGATTCAGCAAGTTTTTCCAAGGCTACCTCATACTTGCTTTTGAAAAAACCTAAACGATCCGCCATTTCAAGCATGGTCTCGTCTTTGGGTACAAAAGGCAACTTGAACTCAGGAAGACCAAGCTCTCGTGCTAAAGGGTTTGTATAATTCGCCTTAGCGTACAAATCGTATTTTTTACGCTTCTTTTTATTGATGATGTTTTTATCAAGAGAAACACAATCAAGTTTATAATCGTTATCTGAAAGAATTGATAGAAGAACATTCGATAGTTTTCGCATTGGAGAGAAAATGTCATAACTAATGTTAGCCATGGCCTTTCTCTGAGCCTTACTCATTCCCTTGGAAGTACCATTTGCTTCGTTTTGACTTATCCCCTTCGTGCCGATGGGAGATCCGTTGGTAAACCAGTTTTTGTATTTTTCTTGGGACTGATTGCCCGCACCGTAGTTTCTAGTTTCCTGCATTTCAGGAAGTTGAGTATACGTAAAATATGTTCCTCCTGCACAAAAACGAGTATATAAAGCACGAGCAACTCGCAAGCCGTATTCTGGCTTTAGTTTATCAACCTCCGGAATGTTGTCGTTTGGGAACAACATACTACCAAGTATCTGTGGTAATATCATATCTTACAAATTTAGTTTACCAGCACAAATGTAGTAAATTTTTCATTAAATAGTTGAAAACAATCATGCTACATCAAACATTGTAAAACCTCCCTTTATCTCTATGGGTTGATATACCTCCTTGTAAAGGTCTGGCATCCTGCTTTTTATAGCCCTCATACACCATCCGGTAGCTGCACACAAGTCATGGTTAGTCAAGTCATCAAGACCTCTCATTTGACTCCATTCCTCAACTATCTCCCACATTTTCACATACTTAACATTGTTATTAAAAAATGTCATAATGTCTCCAGCCATTTCGTTTTTTTCTGCTTCGCCAGCCCAAACACCAGGTCTACCCTCCTGCTTACCATCAGAACCCAAATCCTTCAAAAGATAACCATCAAATCCATTGTCTCTAAAATATTCAACAAGGGCTTCTCCATCTGGCCATTCAGGGTAAACGTATGCCCCAAGAAATATTGCCGCCTTTAGCCATTCCTCGTGATATTCAGCCTTGTCTTCAGTTTGTCTATTGTAAATCAGTATCCAATCATTGCTAATCCATTCGTTTCTTGGCTTGGTGTCTGGATCGACTTGACTATCTCGTTTATAGAAAACCGCTGCCGCCGCATTTGACTTCTTTTTTCCTACCGTGTTTCTTTTATGGAACTTTACCGGGTCACAGCAAAGGAAATACTTATTCATTACCGAAGGATCCGGAGCGTATATTGGCCCCCTTTCTTTTGGAGGTATGTATCCTTCTTCTGCTGTTACAACTGTTCTTCTGTTTCTTTGATCCTGTGGTGGCAAGTAGGTCATGGTCCAACTTCCCTTGGGATCATTGTCTACATAAACATCCCCTCCAAATTTATCTCCAATCCACTTGAAGTTTATCTTGGTACTTATTGGGGTTCTTGAAAACTTCAGTTCAGATATGCGATCACGCATCTTTTCGATGGGCATACCCATGTCTTTGGGTATTACAGCAAACGCTTGCTTCCAACTCATTGGAAAGTTCTGCTGTAACTTAATCAGCTTTTGCCATTCTCTTTTACGTTCGAAGTAATCGGCCTGGTTTAGAAGATAAGACTTTGCTCCCTTGGTAATCCATTTGCCCTCGTTAGACATTACAGGCTCCTTGGGGTCGTCGATAATGCTCGCACCGTATTCGTCGATATATCCTTCTACCGCATAGTATCCAGGTAGGAAGAAATTAATTAGTCCAGAAGGAGTAGTTCCGTTCTCGTTACGGTCAGAGAAGTGCGAGTCATTGGCAATATCAAAGAACTGCGCTCCACCTCCTGTATCCATGTCGCCAACGGTAGATGGCATGATGCAGAAACCTCGGATGTTTTCCCCGCGCTCGATGGCGGGTTTCATCGTGTTGTACCACCACGTCGGAATGTTTTGGTCCGCCGCCTTTGCGTCCGTTTTTTTCGCTGGCTCGTCACGGTAAACAAATGCGATTTCCGCTTCTCCATCCGCCGCTTTTTCCGTTGACGGGAGTGGCGTAATGAAGCACTCCATTTGTTCGGGGACAATTCCAGCCCTTGCTGCTGATGCGATTGCTCCTTCATACTGAAAACGCAAACCCTCCTTCGCCTCTATTCGACCACGATAGTGCGGACGAAAGAAGAAGGGAAGTTTGCTTACAGGTGTTTGAATTTGTTTTATAAATATCTTATTTACTGCCTGATCCTCATTCATCGCTTGGATGATAAAGGTTTGATCCGGCATATTGAGTGTTCCCCAAGTGCAGAAGCAACAAGCAATTGCTGTTTTGGCAATACGACGTCCAGATACAAAGTTAATTCCGTGAACGGTCCTTTTTCCTTTGCCTACAGTGACATTTACGTTTGGCTCAACATAGTATTCAAAGCCTTGTTCATTCATGTCGTCTACAACACTTTTGACGTCTTGATTTGAATACCTTGTCTTTACTACGCCATCTTCTCTATACAATATCTTGTGTTTGTAAAATGCATCCTCTGTCGTGTATGCGTACATAAACAAATGAAACATTTTGCGCTGGTAATCGCGGTAGTCTGGCCTATTGTTGTTCTTTCCAAAGTTCTTTACCGTCCAAAAGTTTAGAAAAAAATAATTTGCTCCGTTTAAATACACAGGCTTTCCCTTTATGAAACACCAATACCCAACGTATCTGCGTTTGATTTGGAGTTTGATCCATTCAATCTCCATTGCATAATACTTCTGATGAGACTCAATCTCCTCGTAAATGTCCTCAAGCCTCACGTCTCCAACTTCCTTGTACTTAGACTTGTTGGTTGCATGTTTCTTATTGAAAACAACCTCATAGATGAGTTTTATCTTTTCAGGAATTTCTTGATAGGTAAACTTTTGGTCCTTAGGGTTCAATCCATATCCATCAACATAAGTTAGGGCTTCTTCTCTACTTACTTCTCTCTTTAATTGGCGGGAATACCACTCCTCAAGGCGTGGAAGAGGAATGCGGATGGTATCTAATTCATCGTCATCCTCATGGAATGAAACGTATTTATCTTCCTCCTCGTATTCGTACTTCATGGTATAATACTTTATGGTATAATCTCCGGGAATATTTCTTTCTTCTCACGCCATATACGAGAGTAGTGTTCAGGCTGTATGCCTAAGTTCTCTGCACGAACCGAAAACGTAATTGCCTTCTGTAAGGTAATGCTAACCTCATCATTCATAATTCGTGTCCGAGCATCCACAAGGGTCTGCCTCCAACTCTCAAGACCCGCCTGAAAGTTCTTATCGTCGTTTGATCTGTCTACGGGTTGAGTCAACAGCGCCCTCTGCAAGGCGGCTATTCGGATATCAGCCGTACTCATAATGGAATAATCTTCCGAACACTGTAAACGAGTAAAGGTAATGTAGCGCTCCACCGCCCAGTCCACATTCATCATGCAGAGCTGGGCGTACCCGTTTTCCATATCCGTATCATCAACCATGATGTTGAGTTTGTTCAGCGTATATCGTTTGCGCTGATTGATGTCCGGATACGCATCTTTAACGGGAGTACCTGGAGCGAACATATATATTAGATAGCGTACAACCTTGTCAGCGCTAACCCCTTCAGGAAGGTCGTCAGACCTGTCGAGAATATGGGCTTGACTAGCCAGGTCCGAGAAGCGGTAAATCACCGACTCGTCATCCGGGATGCCTTCAATGTTGTACGATATTTTACTAAAGTCAAGTTTTATCATCTTTCGTATGCCATTATCACTCGTGGCTGAAAACGAACATATTCTGTTGTTTTTGCAAGGGTTGGGTCGAGTTTAGTTGCAAACACACTTTTTACGCAAACTACATCTCCCTTTTTAACCTCTGTGTTTGTCCATACATCTGGGCTTGCATAACGGGGGGTTCTAGCATTAGGCACAACTACCTCAACCCTTTGAATGTCATTGTCTACCATATGGATTGAACCAAATTTTCTTTCATTTCCAAGTAGTTTACCTATTACATATCCATTCAAACTAATTATTTCATCGCCTCTCTTGGCTGCATAAATTGATTTTTTTGAAATAGTCAAGTAAACCTTTCCGTCAATTATGCATCCTCCCTCTCCCTCTGTAATCATCTCACGAGTAAAAGTAGCATCAAACCAAACATCGTCTCCCTCTACAGCGTCAAATTCACAGTCGTAATCCCAACCTTGATAACTAAGATCTCTTTCTGCTATTTTAACTATTTTGCCTCTCCTAACAGCTTGTTTACCTTGGATATCTTCTTTGTTTTCATCGGCTTCTCTCTGAGACTCTGCCACAATCCTGGTATATTCTTTAGCCAAAGATTTATCCTTGTATCTTGATTTTTTCATGCCATCCACAAGATCGAACATATATTGTGGGTCAACTTCTTGAATGTAGTTTTTTACCTTGTTTACAATCTTCAATTTACCTCCATTGAAATCGATTTCATCTTCTGTTAGCGAGTGAAGTTTAATAATACACTCCCCATTTACAAGTCTCAAATTTTCTAGGTCAATCCCATTTAAGTTCATTTGTTCGCTAATTTTTGTTCGTAAATCTCTAGCACTTGTTTCTGCTTGTCAAAGTTCTTCTTTCCAATCGGAATCTTTTTCTTTAATTTATTCACGCACCTGCGTAGGGATGAGTAGCTTCCAAACACCTTCACGGCGTCCCAGTCAGACATCAATCCTTCCACTTTTACCGGATCTACTTGCTCTCTTCGGATGTAGTATTCGTATACCTCTATGATTTTTAGGTAGTTATTTTTTGTCTTTGTTCTGATCATAATGCTCTTGAAGCGTTTTGAAGAAGGAAGATCTCTTGATCCTAGTCTCTACTTTTGTTTCAGATATCTCCTTCATTGTTTCTCTGTATCTTTTTATGGCCTTCTCAACCTGATCAAGATCTTCAGAACTGATTGCCGGGTCACAATAAAGAAGTTTTCTTCGTGACTTAGTAGCCATAGGAGTAAAAATCCTCATAACCTCATATATCTCAATCTTCTCTTCGATCATGGTATTGAGAATAAGTATAGCCCTATCCCAGTTTTGAATGTTATTCATATACCATAACTATATATCGCTCGTGTACAGAATACTCTGTAACATCTTGCAGTTCAACTTTGTCTACTTTTCCTACAATACAGATTCGCTGTCCAACTTCAAAATCACAAAAGTTTCCAACCTTGGTTATTACCGCGTCAATCTGTTTGTCGGTTTTGTTTTCTATCTCGATAAACACCCGGTGGTCGGGTGGAAATAAATTACTCATGCTGCAAATATACAAAAAAATCACACAGTGTCAAGTTCTTGCTTGTAAACAACACTATTTTACTTAAATTTGCACTATGTTTATCTGCTCAATCATACTCGTCATTATATCGCTTGGATTTATGATTAAAAACTCCATATATGGCTGTGGCAAAAGGTGTTATAAGACTCGAAATGAGGCAAAAGAACATTGTGATTACGATCAATATCCATATATGTGCTGGGACTGCGAAACATGGCATATAAAAAATAATGAAGAAAACACTTGACAGCCTCGCGTGTTTGTTTTATGTTTGCTGAAATATTTCACTCCTCGTTTGCTATCGAACCACAGTAAACGAGGGTTGGAAGGTAAATGATTTGCACTTACCAATCCAAAAGCTCGCAAAGTGGTTCTTGCGAGCTTTTTTTATTTTATGAATACAGGACAAATTGTTAAGGGGAAACGCAAGCATGACTTTGCGATTATCCCAAATGAAATCTCACAATCCAAGCAGCTTACAATGGAGGAGAAGGGCATGCTTTGCTTCCTTCTTTCCCTTCCGGAGAACTGGGTTCTATACAAGAAGAATCTTTACGATCAAATGCCCGATGGTAAAAATGCGGTAGACAGAGTGTTTAAATCCCTGCAAGAGAAGGGGTATGTTTTAAGCTGCCGTCAAGTGGATGCTACTACGAACAGAATGGTTGGTTGGAACCATATTGTATATGACGCACCTCAACTTGGCCGAGATGCGGATTTCCCGATATCGGGTTTTCCCGATGTCGGAGATTCCCGTCAGTCGGAAAACATCGATATATATAAAGAAACAAACATCTACAAAGAAACAAAAACATACAAATACGCATTTGAGGATTTTTGGATCGCTTACGACAAGAAGGTGGACAAAAAACAAACCCTTGCTGTATGGAACAGACTATCTGATGAGGACCGAACCCTAGCAGTAGAAGGCATGGGGAACCATAAGAACGGGCGCGAGAAGAAGTATTGGAAGGATCCGGTGCGCTATCTTCGCGACAGGAGGTGGGAAGACGAAACGACAACAACGAATGTAAAACAAACAAACTATAGCTATGATCCAAATGACGCAAGGAATAAATGGTAAGGTATCTATCTACAAAGATTTCAACGACCTGCAAGGACACCAAATTAGTGTGCTGGGCGCACTTGAACGAATTAGGGCTGGAAAATCAAAGACACTTGTTGAGAAGGCGAGGGAAGCCAAAACCAAGAAAGAGGCGGATGAGTTAAAAAAGAAACTTCCTGCCGTTTGTTTCAGTGGTACTTTTTCCAAGAGAAAGGACTCTGAGCTGATCGAACACTCTGGATATATCGTACTTGATTTCGATAATGTGACAAATATTACCCAAAAAAGAAATGAATTGTGCGCTATAAGTTACATTACCGCAGTTTGGTTGTCTCCGTCTGGAAAAGGACTGAAGGCTTTGGTCCAAATTGAGTGGAAAACCCAACATAAGGAACACTTTGATGCCCTAATGGTGGAGATGTCCCACATTGACAAGACTGGTCGTAATGTTTCCCGTCTGTGCTTCGAGTCTTATGATCCTGAACTTTACTACAACCCAAACGCAGAGGTATACACAAGACTGCCCGTAAAGAAGTCCGACAGAAGGCTGCCTCAACAGACAACTACAGAGACGGTTAATGACGACGACAAGATATTCCAAAACCTGCTAACGTGGATGACATCCAAGGGGGATGCGTTCCGTGAGGGGGAAAGGAATCACTTTGTGTTTAAATTGGCAGCAAGCTGCTGTAGGTTTGGAATGCTAGAGGATACGTGCTATAACCTTATGATGATGCACGTCACGCCAGACTCTAGCTTCAGCCAGAAGGAGTGCCGACAAGCAATCCGTAGCGCCTACCGCGCAAATATGAATCAGTGGAACACGGCTGAGTTTACCAAGGACCAACTGGTTACAAAGAGTAACCACACCGAGGTAAAGATTGAACTCACCGAGCAAGACCTCGAAGAGATAAGTAAGGAAGATGTAATCTACGCCGAGGAGGTAATGGAACAGGCCTCCGAGATTTACCTCAAGGGATATCAGGCAGCCATGCCACTGGGTGTTCCGTTACTAGACAAGCACTTCAAAAGAGTTAAAGGCGAATTAACAATTGTTTCCGGAATAGGAAACTATGGTAAGTCATCGTTCATGAAGTGGGAGATGATATTCCGCATGGTTAGGTTTGGAGAGAAGGTGGCAATCTTTACACCGGAGGAGTTGCCGGCAGAACAGTTCTACCACGACCTTGTAGAGATTTACTTTGGAAAAGACTGTACGCCAAGCAATTACAATAGGCCGAGTTATGATGCGTACATGAAGGTGTACAAGATGATTGGCGAACACATATTCATGGTGTACCCCAAGAACGTAAGCCCAACGCCTGATTATGTGAAGGAGGTGTTTTTGAGCATGATTATCAAACACGGAGTTGACCGTGTGATCATCGACCCATTCAACCAAATGGCGAATGACTACACTAAGGGTGGTGGACGTAGCGACAAGTACCTTGAGACCTTCCTGTCTGACTGCACCCGCTTTGCTCGTAAGAACAACGTGTACTTTGACATCGTGGTCCACCCGCACAAGATGAGAAAGGGAGACGACGGCAACTATCCATGCCCAGAGGTGTTTGACCTAGCCGATGGGGCGATGTGGAACAACAAGGCGGACAACATCATCATTTACCACCGTCCGCTTGCCCAGACCGCACCGGAAAGTCCACTGTGTGAGTTTCACTCTAAGAAGATCCGCAGACAGAAGATTGTAGGGATCAAGGGATTCTTTGACTTTGAACTTGTAAGGTCTACTCGCAGGTTCACATTTGAAAATGTTGACTACCTACAACAGGCCATAGACGGAAAGTATGTACAGTCTGAAATCAAGCAGCCAACCGCAATAAAACCGAACAAGAGCTGGACAGACTCCAAGGAGGTCAAGGAATGGAATGAGGAGGCAGGACACCCGAACGGATATAAAGAGGCTTGGGAGTAATTTAACAGTTTTTTTCTTGCACAAAAGAAACATATATGCTACATTTGCGAAATATAACCAATTAATTAATCATAAAAATTATGGGATTAAATCAAGGTGGTTCATCAAACCGTACTTACCTCAGCATATCTGGAGGTAAGATTGCCAAGCGCGTTCCTGAGGGTACAGCTGGCTCAATTAAGTGTAATAGCAAGGACGGCACTAAGGTGTGGTACGAACAGCGATTTTCTTCGCTTTCTGGCTACATCGTGGATGTGTTCAAGCGAGTGTCTGAACAAGGTTACGGCGATCAGCTGTGCGTTGTTTTAAAAGATGGAAATGAAGAATATCAAATCCAAATGCCGTGGTCATCACGCTACTCATCAGGATTCTTCTTATCAATGCCTAACATCGATGCCGGAAAGGAAATTACCCTTACCCCGTGGTCTAAGGAAATTGATGGCAAGACACGCACAATGCTTTACCTCCGTCACGGACAGGAGGACATCAAGTGGGGCTGGACCAAGGACAACCCCGGCAATATGCCTGAGATGAAACAAATAAAGGTAAAAGGTCAAGTTGTTTGGGATGACTCAGAACGTCAAGAGTTCTTTGAAAAGCACCTCAACGACATTTTCCTACCACAAGTGAAGGCTGTCAGTGCCGTGAAGAAATTAGATTCATATTCGGCTCCTGCTACTGAAGATCCTGGAGACGATTTACCATTCTAACATTAACCAAGGTCGTGGCGGGGGATAAATGCAAGCAAACCCGCCACGACCTAAACCTAAACGAACATGAGATATACATTCAAAGATTTAGTTGATTTGGTACACGTAACCAAAAGATCTGAGTTTACAAAGATTTATGAATACATACACAAAACGGATAATCAGCCGGAGGATGTAATTCTAAATAAAGTAAGCCATCATTTTGATGTACCCACTAGAGACATCATGAGTCATAAACGATTTGCAGAGGTTGTATTGGCTCGACAGGTGTACATGGTTACAATTAAGGTTTGTTCTACAAAGACTCTTGCTCAGGTTGCAAGGATTGTGGAAAAAGATCACGCCACTGTTTGTCACGCCATGAAGACGCTGCGTGTGGATTATGAATTTAACCCTGTGCGCCGTAACAAAATTCGCCAATACATATCATCATTAGACCAAGTAAAACAAGAACTTTTATTAGATTTTTTCAATGAACGGAATCCCAATATACTTGCCTCCTACGCCGCCAACTCTGAGCGAGTTGCAGCACCTTCGGAACTTGAGGCGTAAGCTCCTCACTGACGACATGGAATATCCTAAGTCAGGAGTTCATAAGCCTAAGAAGAAATACGCTCGTGATCAGTCTCTGATGCGTTTAATCAACGTAAGGCTGTATGAACTAACTGGAAATGATATGTACCTTTGGCTCAGTGGACATTTTAATGAACTTAAAAAAATAGAAGATGGGCAGAATTGAAATCAAAGACGCCAAGCGCACAATTGACGGAAAAAAGATTAATGCGTATCGCGTAAGAACAATTGGAGAAAACAATGAGATTCTTCAAACGTCAGAGGTGTTGAATACACTGGATGCAGTTAAAAAGCACATAAAGGCTATGGCAAACGCTTGGGGTAGTTCCGGAGATTGTGAGGTCATTGACTGCACATACCGTGGAAAGTTTGATGGTAAAACTATAGATCTACAAGAATATGACAAGCTCAAATTTAGCCTTGTTTAAGCCTACCCCCCTTACCGTGTCCATTCCGAGCGCGATTAGAAGACTGAGACTCTCTAACAAGTCTTCCAGATTTGGTATGAGACATATCCTTTCCATCGCCATTGCCATAAGTGCCTGCATTGCGATTGGCGCGATTGAGGCTGGTGCGGTAATTCTTGCGTTTCTCTGTAGAGTGGTAATTTTTATTGTACTCGTTTTTCTTTTCGCGGGAATCTGGATTGGCTGCGTAATACCGAGCAGATTTAGATTTCCCCGTAGAACGACCCGCAAGTTTATTCCTCATAGAAGTCAATTTTAGCAAAGATAAATGGAAATCATAGAGGGACAAACATTTGAAAGATATGAATGGACCGAAAATGGCAAAGACACATATGCGTACATTTGTGTTCCCATAACCTTGCTAATAATGAAAAATGGTGAAATACACCACACACAATTTATATTTTGGAACTAATGAAAAAATTTATTTACAACATGATTGAAATCCAAAACGTTACATTAACGGCGTTTATTGGAGCTTTCGTTATAGCAATTGCTGCATCTATAGCTAAAAAAGATTGGGGTAGTGCAATTGCTTGTTTTGTAACAGTTTTATTTATCGTTGGAATTAGATATTATTCCTGGAGAAAAAGTAAAACAGAAAGCAAGCAAAAAGTCATCGTAATCAAAAGAAAATGAACAAGCTAAAAAGTTTGTTGATACATTTGCTGAGGATGCGTGTACTCACGCAATTTCAGTTTGTTTTATTCATTTCGTTTGTGAAAACCGTCTCTTAACTGAGGCGGTTTTTGCTTTTGTGGTGATACTGATTATATTTGCAATATATCAACCAAATGAAAAATAGCGTACAAAACTATCGCAACATCTTAAACGACACGCGAGAACTAAGCCAAAACAAGAAGATTGAAGAGGAATGGCAAAACATCCAAACCGGAGCAACTCTTGAATCATTCAAGCGGGCATTTATGTCCTGGAAGAAAAAAAATGTACACAAAGATTCGATAAAAAAGGCTCGTATTAAACCGCAGCCAGTTCTTAATGCGTTTGAGGATATCATTAATGAGCTGATTCCCGACAGCAACCCGCTGGGTCTTCCGGACTCCAGGGAAAATCAGTACAATGCGTATAAATTTCCAACCAATCACAATGATATCCTATTTCTCACCGACATTCACGTACCATATCACAACATTGCTGCCCTCACAGCTGCACTCAAGTACGGTATTGAAAATGAGGTCAACACAATCTACATTAACGGGGACCTCATCGACTTCTACGCGATCAGCCGGTTCCAAAAAGACCCGCGCAAACGCGACCTCGCTTCGGAAATCTACATGGCAAGAGAATTCCTCTACACCCTGCGAAGATTGTTCCCTACACAAGCAATATACTTCAAAGCAGGAAACCACGACATCCGCTGGGACCACTATCTGATCAACAACGCTTCAGACCTTGTGGGAATTGAAGAATTTTCTTTGGAGTCCATATTACACCTCAAGCAACTTGACATCACGTTCATCCCAGACAAGCAGCTTGTGAAGATGGGTAAATTGGTAGCCCTACACGGACACGAGTTTGGATCAAGTATGTTCAGCCCGGTAAACATTGCCCGTGGTCTTTATCTCCGCGCAAAAGACAACGCTATCTGCGGACACCACCACCAGACTTCAGAGCATACAGAACCCAATATCAATGGAAAAGTGACTACCTGCTGGTCGGTCGCTTGCCTTTGCGAACTACATCCGGATTACATGCCAATTAACAAATTTACACATGGGTTTGCCCACGTGAAAGTGTTTGATAATGAGGAGTTTGAAGTAAACAACTATCGAATTGTGAACGGCAAAATTAAATAACGAGCCGTAACATTTTCTGCGTGTTTTTTGTTACAAAGGTCTAAGAATTTTTCCTTATTTTGCTATATGGAAAACTTGATCGTAAAAGAAAGAAACCTGGGAAGGGAAAAAGCTCGTGGCCTTTACCATGAACACGGTTTGATCGAGATCGATCCAAGACTTCCAGCCAAGGAATATTTAGAGGTTTTGATTCACGAATATCTTCACCATGAATTCAAGCACTGGGAAGAAAACTTTGTTGAAGAGTACGGGAAAAAACTTTCTGAATTTCTGTGGAAAATGGGCTACAGGAAAGTAAATTTGGATTAATATGCTGAGAATCATCCTCCCTGTCGTTGTGGATACCGATGAGAAAAAAATCGCGGATCTGGTTGGTTCTACGCCCGAAAAGTTTGAATGCGAGCCGGCAGTGTTTTATTCCATTGACAATGTAAGGCCATATCTAAATTTCAAAAATCTTTGCATGGTAAGCTCCGGTGGGGATGACTTTATCGTGGGCCTTTCTATGGAGCAAGTAGATGAGATAATCATGAACGACGTAAGTTTCATGTTCAGCGCAAATTAATGTTAATTTATTTGACTTCCGCCACGCGTGTATTATATTTGCCACATAAATAAACGAAATGAACGATTTAGAAAGAAAAAAACGATTGATCGTTACCGCTCTTGGAGCGCAACAGATCTATGCCCAGTGTCATGACGAATGCGTTGACTTGAAATTCTTCAAGCACGACCTGAAAATGCACTCAAAAAACCTTATTACCAAGCTAGAGCGTGAGCTTATGCCCATATTTGGGGTGCTTGGCAATGTAGACGGTGGAGGAGCGTACCTAAACGCTGTAGAATCGATGGAAATCACGCTCCAGAACCTTGCAACCCTACCGGTTGAGTACTGGGCGCTAGTTAGTCAAGGAATTTCGGACATAAAACGACAAATAGATGAAAAAAACCAAGCAAGCACTGAAGGAGCATCTGATCAACAAGTTGGCGGAATGGAGGCCGGAGATGGATCAGGACATCATCAGGACGGCGGTGAACGTGAACCTGAACAAATTGAAGTCAATGAAGATGGAGGACGTGGAGAATCTATACATTAAGTGTAAAAATGATCTTTTGCCCTTCACCAATCCCAGTTACGACTCCCCTTGGAGACGGATACATCCTCTACATAACTCCGGGGGGGATGCTGGAGAATGATGAGATAACGGTCGTGCTGTCAAACGGCGGCGAAATCAAGCACTTCTCCAGCGACCAGGTGCGTGTATGGAAAAACTCAACCTACGGGATACATGAATAACTACGTAATAACGGTGTGGGATGGCGAGAAGATCGTCCATAACGCAAAATCAAAAGCCAAGAGTCCAGAGTCGGCCAAGACCAAGGTCCTAAACGACTGCTACAAGCTGGATAAACTGATGGGAACTGAACATAAATGGTTAAGCTACAAATGGGACATACAAGCGACAATAAGCCGATAAAATACGTCTCTGATCTACTCAATGAAGTGATCGTCGACATGATTATGCGTGAAAAGAAGGGTTTTTCTGAGTATAATCACACAATGGACCGCTCAGATTTGACCAAAGAGGAGTGGATCCAGCACGCATACGAGGAGGCGCTTGACCTAGCGTTGTATCTTAAAAAAATTATGAAACAAACGAAATGAAAAATAAAGAGCAGTACACAATTTTTGCCTACAAGCCAGGCACGGAGGTCTACGCCATCTCGCGTTGGTACGACGACGGGGATCCAACCGATCACCTCGCAATCTACAAAGCCCGTGTAGAATCATGGCACTACGATTCCGATGACAAGGATGTCGTTTACTGGCTAGCAAATATGGATGGGGAGCCGTGGGGAGACTCTGTTGAGGGCCAATACGTATCAGAATCGTTTGACGATCTGATGCTTGATGCTAAAAAACTCTGGAACCATGAAGACAAAGTATAACTTCCGCAAGGATGTGGAACACCTCATCCCGTATTTAGTAATGATCGCCGTTGGCGTAGCAATGTTTTATATTATCCAGGTATGCATAAATCTGATGTAAGACGAGCTATGAGAAAGATCCGGTGGGAACTTAACAAGCCCCACTGGTATACCGTAGTAGTCTACTACTTAATTCTAACAATCCTTTATTTTGTATTCGTATGGAAACTTACATCCACCTCGGACTGATCGTACTTGCCCTATACGCCGGAGTCTACGCCATAGTTCGTATAATAGAAAAAACCGACCATTACTGATCGGCTTTAACCGTAATTATAACGGGCCATCTACACAACCCGTGCATCTTTAGCAGTCCCACTTGCGAAGGGCCAATGCTTTCCTTGTGGGTTTGCCATTTGGTTTCTTCATGGGACCAGGCATGCCACCCATTCTAGCACAGAAGGACTTCCGTCGAGCAGCGCTCTTGGGAGACTTCTTAGCCTGAGCGGCAGACACCGGAGGCTTGAGGTTGTGGCCCTCTCGTTTTGCAGATGCCCTCCCCTTGGCGTTTAAACCTCCTTCGGGGTTTTTGCCTTCCTTACGCTGCCATGCTGGTGACTTTGCCATCCCTTATTTTTTTTTGGTTTTTTTTGCGGTCTTTGCTGACTCCTTAAATGCCTTTGCTGTTGGTGCACCCTTGCTACCAACCTTTCTCATTGTTTCGCCTGATCCAGCAGCAATGCGCTTGCGTTTGGCGTTGATGTTTGCGTATAGTCCTGGTTTTGCCATTATCCCTGTCCTCTTGATGGTTTAACTTTCTTGTCCATAGGCGACTTGCGCTTAAACGCTTTGCCATCCTTTCTCTTGCCAAAGGTAGTCTTTATCGATGTTCCTAACGCCTTTGCCATACCTTATTTTTTACAGCCACATTCGTGATCGCCCTCAGCCTCCTTTGCCATCTTAGCCTCCATGTCCTCCTGGGCCTTACGAGCCTTGTTCTTGACCATCATCTTAGCAGGACTATACTGTCCGAAGATGTTGTCCATAAAGTCCTGTGATGCGTATCGCATAGCCTTTTTTTTACAAATATACACGGATGCACAT